CATTTGGTTGGATATGATGGATGAAACGGAACAAAACCTGCTTGCAGCTATTAATACAGATCCAATCACACAGATGGATGAAGATATCCGGCTTTTAACATTTCGTGAGCGCCGTATGCTGCAGCATCTTAAAGATTTAAAAGATCAAAAAGAATTGGTCGAAACCAAAACGATGTATGAAATTAGGAAAATACCAATCATTACGGATGTCTACGATGATCGTACAGGGATCGTTCGTCAGGTTAAAACCTACCAGGAAGAAAAATCAATGGTTGCGCATGAAGAACATAAGAAAATGTTAATCAGTCAAATCCTTCGTATTGAAGAAGCATTGACGCGTGTACAAATGGCAAAGACTCGGGCAATTGAAAGTAAACATCGAATATTAACGGCAACACAGGGGGCTAGAGATAAAGATGAACCTATCCACATCACCATAGGCAGAAAGGAACGCCGCGATGATGGAAGTCAATAAAGAGGTAAATCCACATTTTGAAGATTTTCTTTTTGATTGGGACAGTAAGTTCTATTTCCTTGTGGGCGGCTATGGTTCATCAAAGTCATATCATGTTGCATTAAAGATTATTTTGAAATTATTGGCTGAAAAACGAACAGCCTTAGTTGTCCGTGATGTATATGACACAATTCGTGATAGCTGCTTTTCCTTGTTTGAAGAAATTGTAATCGATCTTGGTTTAGAAGATAAGATCCGCTTTGTTACATCCCCGATGCAGATCCGCTTTCCGAATGGCAGCAAGGTCATTTTCAAAGGGATGGACAAACCGCAAAAACTCAAGTCAATCCATAACATCAGCATTATCTGGCTTGAAGAGTGCAGTGAAATAAAGTATGCGGGGTTTAAAGAACTTATCGGACGTTTACGTCATCCAACGTTAAAGCTTCACATGATTTTGTCTACAAATCCAGTGGCAAAGTCAAATTGGACGTATAAGCATTTCTTTAAGGTACCTAAAATTAAAGATACAGATCTTTATAAAAACCGTGTTATGCGGATAGGAAACACATATTATCATCACTCCCTAGCTGACGACAATTACTTTTTGCCTTACAGCTATATTGAGCAATTGGATGCGCTTAAGGCATATGATATAGATTTATACCGGATTGCTCGTAAGGGGCAGTTTGGAGTGAATGGGACGCTGGTATTGCCACAATTTATAGTACAATCACATACAAAAGTTATGAATGCGGTGGGAGATATCCCTTCGCGTTTTTTACGTGTTGGAATGGACTTTGGTTTCGAAGATTCCTATAATGCAGTGCTTCGCCTAGCTATTGATGATAAACGTAAATATCTCTATATCTACTGGGAATATTACAAAAATCATATGACTGATGATGCCACCGCCGTGGACTTGCAGGAGTTTGCTGAAAGCAGAGAGTTGATTCGGGCAGATTCGGCCGAACCGAAAACGATTAAATATTATAATCAAGAAGGTTTTCGGATGATTGGCGCTAAAAAGCCACCAGGTAGTCGAACGCAAAACACAAAGAAGGTAAAGCGGTTCAAGAAAATTATTTGTTCAGACGAATGCGTGCATACGATTGATGAATTACAGGATCTAACGTATGCCGTAAATAAAGATGGTGAACTTATTGAAGATGAATTCAGTATTGATCCGCATACATTTAGCGCAACGTGGTATGGGCTTGATGGTTATGAAGTGGCTGACATTAAGGGCAGTTATAAAAATTATGGCTTGCAGACAGGCAAGTTCTAGGGGGTGATAGCTTGAGACCAAGGCAGAAAAAGAAAGCACGACAAATGACGGAATATGAGATCGTAAAAAATGCGGTACCCTTTGGTGGAGGCATTCCGGATAAATATATTTTCTTAAAAGATGCGTATGCTGGTACGGGCGGCTTTGAAGATGGAGAATACTTAGTTCCTCATCCCCGCGAAAGCATGGGGAAATATGTACGTCGGCGATTTATGGCATATTATTGCAATTATCTTAAACCCTGCATTGAGGCGCACGTTAATCCGATTTTCAAAGAACCGCCCGTAAGGGAATATACAAAAAATGCTCTCTTTGATGGATTCTTGCAAAATGTGGATGGTAAAGGAACGAAATTAGATCGATTTATGAAGCGGGTGGCTGACCGAGCAAAGCTGTTTGGATGTGTGTTTGGCGTTGTCGATAATTTTTCTAAGACAGAGGAAGACTTGGCAGCTGCACTGAAAAATCGGCAATACCCGTTCATATATATTGTTAAACCGGATCAAGTTAGAGCCTGGGCTATGGATCGATTCGGTAATTTATCTCTGTTGAAATACACTATGAAATATACCGATGTTGTTGATGGCAATAAAATGCAGAAAACAGTGACCTGGACTTGGACTGCGGAGCAATGGATCAGGGAAGATGAGCACGGGAAAACAGATGGTGTCAATACGATTGGGGTATTGCCCATTGTGCCGCTTTATGGCGCACTGAATGATGATGATGAAAATGAATTGCCACAGTCAGAATATTATTCGATTGCGAAAACAAATCTTGCTATATATAATGCCTGCAGCGAACTTCGAGAACGAAATCGAAATCAAGCCTTTAGCTTACTAATCTATCCGATTGCTGAAGATGATGATTATAATGATGCGAATGAGCTGGTTGTTAGTACAACCGATATGCTTTTATTTAAGAGCATATCCGGAGCTAAACCAGACTTTATTACTCCAGAAAGTGGACCATCCGAAATGCTGCTTAGCGAAATCCAGAACATGATTCAGGAGATTTACCGCATGGCAGAACGGGCGAATGTCACAGGGGTGCAACAACAGACATCGGGGGTATCAAAGGCATGGGATAATCAGTCGTCAAATCAGACCATTGCAGATTTTGCTAAAAACTTAGAAGCTTTTGAAGAGAAAATTACCGAGATTTTCGGACTGTATATAAAGACAAATTTGGCATTCAAATCAAAGTATAACGATGATTATGGCGTTGTCGATGTCTCTACGGAGCTCGATAAAGTCACAAAAGCCTTACTGCTTGGGATTGGTGGTAAATTCGATAAAGAAGTCAAGAAAATCGCTGCACGAACCATGCTGAACAATCAAGACGATAAAGTAGTGAATGCCGTTATCGGCGATATCGATGCGCAGCCAGACGATAAAGCCTATTTAGAATCAGAAACTACTCCAGGGGCGAATGATGGCAACGTTTAAGAGCGAAGATTTTCGCGAATCGGTAAGAAATATTCTTCAGGACTATCAAAAAGAATATCAGTCGATTGCGCAGCCGGTTGTCGAAAAAATTATTCAGGACATTCAACATGGTAAACCCTTAGTGAAGGCGGTATCCGATGCACTTTCGGAAACGTCTTTTTTTGATGCCAACAAAGAGGCGACAGTAAATGCCATTTATCTTGCTGCCTGTGCGGGCTATGGTGTTTTGCCTAAAATAGTTGTTAACAGCGAAAAGATAAAAAATACATTGCTTTCTGATGCCTGGACCAGCGATGCTATGCCACTTTCGAAGCGATTGCATGGCGCAACACCTTTGATGCGAGAATCCATCGTAACAACAATCCGTAAAAGTATGTTGGCGGCTCAAACGGTAAAAGATATGGCCATGGATTTATATGATGGCTATAATAGTGGGAAAACAGTTATTCAGCAAGCGGAGTTACCTCAATATCTGAAAAAAATAGAAATGTATGCCCGTTGGGCCGCCGATGGCGATATGCAAATGGCTCAGACTATATTGGCTTTATCAGATGATATAAAAAAGAAAATAAATATGGGAAAAACACCGAATTTGCGGACTGCGTATAGTGAGCTTGTGGATGCTTGCAAGACATTTAGTGTCGAAGCCATTAATAAAGCGGTCCATACGGCTCTTGAAGAAAAGTCGCGGTATCATGCGGAACGTATCGCCCGGACAGAATCGGCACGTGCTTGGTTTGATGGATTTGTTGCTAAAAACCAAGATGATTCTGATGTCTGGGGATATCGTTGGGTATTGTCTAGCCGACACGCTCTTGTGCCATTTGATCAGTGTGATGTTTGTGCAAATATGAATGTGGGATTTGGTAAGGGAGTTTATCCGAAAAATAAGGTACCCCGTATTCCACGACATCCGCATTGTATGTGCATGCTGCAGGTGATTTATGTTTGGGAAGTTAAAAAAGATCAAGAATTTCAACCGAAAAAAGCACGAGAATATCTTGATGCTTTACCAGAAGGAAAACAGCAGCAACTCTTTGGAAAAGCTGGTGTTGAGGCTTTCAAATCCGGTGGTGATTGGGAAGCATGGCTGCGTGGCTGGAATGGATTTGGAGAAGTAAACGGTCGGCTACTTAAAGCGGACTTTAAAGAACAAATAAAAGAAATATCAAAAGAAGCTTCTGGAGTTAAGGTTGTTGGGAAAATTGACAAGGAGATTTTCAAAGCCATTAGCGATGATATTATTACAGATGAAGTGGTCATGACGCCACCTCAAATTCAGCATATAAAGGAGCGGCATCCAGATGATTATGAGAGATTTGCAAAATATTTTCCAGAGATCCTAGCTAATCCAGATTATATTTTGAAGGGGAATAAACCGAATACAGCTTTTATCTTAAAGAACTTTGGGATTGAGGAAGAAAATTTTCAATTGATTCTTCGAATAATTACATCAGCTGATCCAAAAGGATATAAAAATTCAATAATTACATTCTTAAAAGTTAGCAATAAAAAGTGGAATAAGTATTTACGGAATAAGGAAATACTTTACTCACGCAGATGATTGAGGTATAATATACATAAGGAATACAGAGATTCTTTGAGGTGGTAAATTTCGTGTGAACCACACGCCGATGGTATTGACAGGGGCAACCCGAGAGATGCAGGAGAAGGCACGCCTGCCGAAGAATTTCTGTTCTGTTTTATATTTCAATTCATGTAGTCGCTTGCGAATAATCGTAGAGTGGCTTTTTTTTATGCCCGAAAATCAAATAAGGTGGTGGTGCCATTGTTTGCACAAGTTACCGCGGGAGAATTATCCTAGCGGTATTTTTTATGTTTATTTTTAGAAAAAGGAGTCGATGAATTTGACATTTGAACAGATTGTAGCACTTTTAGAAAAAACAGATGCGGCAGCAGCTAAGGCTTTACGAGATTTTGTGGCTGCAAAAGATGGCGAAATTTCTAAAGTAAAGGGAGATTTTAAGACGTTGAAAACAAAAGCCAAGGATGATGCCGACAAAGCAACGGCTGCCAATG